ACCCTCGTTGGAGTAGTCGGTCTGGTCGCGGTTGATACCGGGCTTAAACTGAAGCTTAATAAATGGCATGGGGAGGCGTCACCTCTTTCCAAGACAGCGTAGCTTCGTCCCAGACATAGAACTTCCCGTCGTCAGGCATGGGAACCGGGGGCACCCAGTCGCAGGTCGTCGTGTTCAGCGTCCAGCTGGGGTAGGGTTGCGGCGGAATAAAGGCGTTGAGGGCTGCGTTGAAAGTATAGCCGATACCCGCGTAACGCACGCGGAAGCTACCGCTATAGCTAGTCTGGACCCAGTTTGTGTCTTGCCCGAACAGAGACTGGCAGAAGGCAATGCCCTTGGCTTCGCTTTCCTGACCGTTCTCCATGATGTCGCTGTTGTTCACGACAATGACGCGCAGGACAATGTTGTTTTGGTCGAGTTCAGCGAAATGAGCCATGATTAGAACGTGATTGATCCTGAGCCAGTCCATTCATAGATGCGGTAGCCGCCAGTAGTCGTGACGGTTGGTGAGCCGGTTGTAGAGGCCGCAAGCGGGAACGTATCCGGATAGCGGATAATCACAATGCCAGAACCGCCCGCGCCGCCCGGAGGGAAGGTATTCGAGCTACCACCACCGCCGCCGCCACGGTTTGCCACGCCATTAGTTCCGGCTGCGCTAAATCCGCCGTCACCGGCATTTGTGCCGCCAGTTCCGGCCACCCCAACGGTGCCGCTGCCGCCGCCGCCGCCAGAATAGCTTACGGAAGAGCCGGAAATGGATGAAGCCTGCGCCGCGCCGCCGTTACCGCCGCCGCCACCGCCGCCGTTGCTGCCAGCGGAGCCCTTGCCGCCGCCGCCGCCCGCGTTGCTGCCAAGATTAAAGCCGCCGTTATTTCCATAGCTAGGATTGTTGGCGATGCCTCCAGCGCCACTAACCCCGGAGCCCCCAGAGCCTCCGCTCCCCCCTGCGGCAGACCCCGCAAATCCGCCGCCTTCGGCAGTAATGCTCGAAAATACGCTATCGCTGCCCTTTACGCCGTTAAGGCCATTGCCCCCAGCGCCTCCCGCGCCGACAGTAACAGTTAGCGGAGTCCCGGCTGTTACCGCAAAGCCGGTTGCGGTTCTAAACGCCCCAGCGCCGCCGCCTCCTGGCCCTGGAGTATTACAAGTTCCACCACCGCCGCCGCCAACGACAAGATATTCAACCGTAGGCGTGACCGTAATCCCGGCAAACATGCCGAAAGCCCTGGAGGACGCAGCAGCGCGTGTGGAGAGAACAGGCATTAGGCGAACTTTGATCTAGCCGCGAACGCCGTAAAGGTCGCGCCGCCGGTTTTGACAATTGTGATCGTGTAGGCGTCAATTGCGGACGCATTGCCTGAAGTCGGGGCCGTGCCGTCTTGCCACTTAGGCGTCACCGCGTTCCCATCAATCTGAAACGCCGACTGGTAATACGCCGTGGCTCCATTCGTCACGAGGAACACAATCGTAATGCTCTCGCCCGTCACCATGAGCGCATTGAGCGATGTCGTGCCATTGCCGCGCACGTTCAGCGTCCAGTTGGCAGAGGCGTTGGTCGTGTAGTAGAGGACCGACTGCGTAGTCACATCGTAGTTGATGGTGCCCGTCGCCGCCGTGGCGCTAATCGTGACCTGTTCGACGGCGTTAACCAGCTTAGCCCCAATGGTGGTTGCGGAGCCGGTAAAGATTTGGATCGCGGTAAAGTTGGTAGAGACGCCCGGGGCAACGTAGTCCGTGCCCGCCGTGGCGGCGGTGAACGCCGAAGTGCCATTACCCTTCAGGATACCAGTAAGCGTGGCCGCCCCAGTGCCGCCGCCAGCCACAGGGAGGGCTGAGCCGAGGTAGTTCATCGCTTGAACGACATTGGTCCCGTCGTTGAACACAATGGTCGAAGCCCCGGCGGGGACGGCGACCCCGGTGCCGGTGGTGTTCTTGATGGTAATGGTGCCGTCAGTGCCGTTGTTGACGATGTACTGCTTCTCAATCGCCGGGACGATAAGGTTGTAGCCAGCAGTTGCCGTGCCCGTCAGGTTCAGGCGCAGGTTCCGCGCCGTCTGGGAAGCGCTGGAGTTGGTGAGGGTCAGGGTGACGTTGGCGCTGGAGAACGCCACACTGGCCGAGCCGGTGATGGCCTCTTGGATCGCCGTAAGGTTGGCGTTGGTCTTGTCGCCCCACGTGGTGTCATTCTCACCCGTAGCCAGCAGTTCGAGCTTAAGGTCGGAGTAGGTACTCGGCATCGTCTGTCCTTACGTAGGTATCTCTACCCAAACCACGGTGTTGCCGTCTACTACCGGCGTCCAGTTCCCGGACTGGGAATCATTAACCGGCTGCCAGTTCGGCGTCTGACCCTCATCGACCGGACCCCAGACCAGTGCAGAAGACGTCAGGCCGAAACCCGAAACTCCCGTTGGATATACACTAGCACCACCAGTTACGCTAGCAAGAGTACCAAGCGCACTTGCCCCTTGCACGCCGTCTGCAAAGACCACCTTGGGCAGGCTGACGACAACAGAGTCTACCGCACCCGTACCCGAGACCCCGGTGACGGTGGTTGAGGCTTTCCCGCTGACCGTCGCATCCCCAACGAGGCCGAGAGCCGACACTCCATCGGGAGAGACGCTGGCTTTGCCGACGACACTGAGCGTGCCGATTGCGCCCGTACCCGTAACCGAAGTGACCGAGACCAGACGGGGGAAGGAGGTCGTAACGGTGCCCACTGCACCAGTGGCGCTAACCCCAGTGACACTGGTGCTGGCCTTACCGCTGACCGTCGCTGTGCCAACCGAACCCGAGGCCGAGACACCCGTGACGTCTACGGTGACCGCGCCGCTACCAGTGGTGACGGTAACAGAACCAACTTCGCCCGAGGCCGAGACCCCAGTGACGGTGGTTGAGGCTTTGCCAACAACGGAAACAGTTCCGGCTGCGCCAGTAGCCTCAACGCCCGTAGCGTTAACGGTAACCGCACCGCCAGTCGTGACGTCTACGGTTCCAAGCTGACCGGTGGCCTCGACGCCAGTGACTGAGGTATTCGCAACCGCGACGACCGATACAGTTCCGACTGCGCCAGTAGCCTCAACGCCCGTGACGTTAACCGTTACGGAGCCTGTACCCGCCTGCGGGGAGAGCAGGGTAAGAAGGCTCATGGTTTAACTCCAGTCGGAGCGCGGCTTGTCGTATTGTCCCGGGCGCTTACCTTCGTCGCGCTCTATGGCCTTGTCACAGTGGTTGGGGTCAAACAGGTCGAGGAAGCGGCAAAGAACACAGCCGACGATGCGCCCACGGTTGCGGTCCTTGGCAGCCCGCGAGGACACCGTTTCATCCTCATCGCCGCCAAGCAGGACGTTAACAAGTTGATCCGCCGCCACAAAGAGACGCCTGAAATACGTCAGGATTGGCTTGCCGGGGACATAGGTTTGGGGCGTCTCAAACTCTTTCACGGCGGTTGGTTCCGAAGGATTTGCGCCGCCCGGCCAGGAGCAAGAAGGCCGTAAGCCTCAAGTGCGGGCAGGCCAGACAGAATGTCCGGGTCATTCAACCGAACGACGGTCGCTTGATCGAGTTTGTATTGATAGACGGCAACGGCTGGAACGGTCTTGGCGGCTTCAAGAAGGTCGGCAAGTTCGTCGTGGGTAAACAGGTTGATGAAGTCGGTCTTGTTCAGTTCCAGAGGATCGGATGCCGGATTTGAGATACGCGCCAGCACAATCGCCGCGCACTCTTCGGCTTCCGCTTGCGTCATAGGCTCATGTCCCGGCTTATCCGGATGGTATTCTTGCCGAACAATGGGCCAGCCATTTTCAAGGATGGCATAAGCCCACCGGGTATCGACCTGATAGACTTCGGGCGTAAACATTAGATCAGAACCATCCGCTGAAGTTGCGCCGAGGTGTTGGAGAGGTAGGTGATGAAGTTGAGCGACTTGCCGTTAGTCGGGTCGTAATACTTATCGAACAGCAGGCGAGCGCCTGCAATGGCCGTGGACTGAGTGATGTTGTTGGTCGTAAGCGGGACCATCTCGTTCTTCGCCACGTTGAACATGAAGAACCGGCCTGTGGCGTCCTTCTGCACGTAAATCGTGCCGTTCCAGTCAGCCCAGGTTGAGCCGGTCGTGAAGGTATCCGAACCCACGTAAGTGATGGCGGAATACCAAGTGTTCGCCGCGATGTCGTAAACGTCGAGAGTGCTGGCACCCGCAGCCCGGAACGAGTAGATAAAGCGCCCGTTCTGCCTCAGAGCGCCACCGGGGCCACCCGCAGAGCCTACACCGTTCCACGCGATGTCAGGAACGTTGGCGATCCAGCTACCCGACGTTCCCGCGCCCGCAGCGCCACCGCGAGCCGCAGCAGGCGAGATGGTCGCCCACGTGTTGCCGCTGATGCTGTATTTGAACAGCGTAACCGCCGCACCACCGAGGAACCAGAAAGCGTTGTCGTCGGGCTCGATCACATACCGCGTCGTGGCGTCGAAGGCCGTAGTGACGGCACCGAAGGTCAACGCAGAGGTCGTGTTGGCCGTGATGACGGAGGTCTGGCCCGCCCCGGTTCCGGCCACGGCGCGAACCTGCTGACCAATCCACTGAGACGCCGTCCAAGGGGTGCCAGAACCCGCCGTGATGGTCGTTGTGGAGCCCGCAGAAGCCAAGTCCGACCAGAGCCCGCTGATCTCGTATTCGCTGGTCGCATCAGGTGCCGTGCCCCACGCCGCGTCAACGGTCAGGATGGTGGCGGTGTTGGAGACGACATAGCGATACTGGCCCGCGCCGGTTCCGCTGATGATGGTCACCATGCGCCGGGCAAAGCTATTGACTTCCCAAGAGCGCGTGGTGTCGGTCAAGGTCGAGGTCGTGCCCGCCGAAGCCGTCCCGAGTTCGACCACGGTTTCCTTCGCCGGGGTGCCGATCAAGCAACCCTCGTTGGCCGTGATAGCGGGGCCGGAAGCTACAGAGCGCGAGGTCCAGGCGTTCGTGGCGTAGTCGTAGTAGTTGAAGCCGCTGGTCGCGCCGGGGACGTAAAGCCAGAAGCGGCCCGTGAGCAGTTGGATGACGCTGGTGTTGTCGAAAGCGACGCCGTAGGTGTCCACCGTGGTAAACACGGCATTTGCCCCAACGGCGTTGGCGCGGATGAAGCCTTCGAGGCCCCGGTTGGTTCCTGCCGTGACGCGGAAGCGGTAGCCGCCCACGTTCCGAGCCATCGTCAGGGTGGAGGTGAAGCTGTTGGTCGTCCCCGCCGAGGCGGTGAAGGACGGCCCTACCGGGTGAACAAAGCCCGCAGCGCCCGCACCGTAAGTGCCCGCCGAGCCCGAGTTCGGCAGTTGCCCGAAAGCTTCTTCCTGCTTGTTATACCAGTAGATAGCCGACACGCCCGTCACGTAATAGGCTTGACGGCCAACGTCAGTGGGAAGGTCGGGCACAAGCCCCTGCGTCTGCCCAAGGTTCAGGTTGTCGCCCACGAAGATCGTGCCCGCAGCCGACGTAACCGGGGCGGGAGTAAAGACGGGCTCCCAAATCTTGCGGTGAACCTTCTTGCGGAGATTGAGTGTCAGCGACATTTTCAGACCTGAATGTTAGCGTAGATGTGCTGCGGCAAAGACGCCGGGTGATATTGCTGAGACTGCGCCACGACCAAATGATTGCTGGTCGAAAGGGCCGGGGAGGAACCGCCACCAGTCGTTTGCGGCGTGCCACCGGCGATCTGGTTGACGTTGACTGGCGCATTGTTCTGGATAGTGACTTGGAAATCCGCCTGTGTAGAGTTCCGAACCGTGAGCGACGGCGCACCCGCCGCCGAGCCCATCTGCCAGACCGAACGCAGGATCATTGCGATGGTGTTCAGCAGTTCCTGCGTATAGGCGTTTTCTTCCACCACCGACCGGACCAGAAGGGCGAGTTCGTTGCCGACCGGATCGGCTGTCGCGCCTTGGGCGTCGCCCTGGTTTACACCGTCGCTGCCAAGCGTGAACTTGATGCGCTGGTGGTGCTTGCCGTCGATTTCGTCAGTCGCAACCTCAGAGCCAGCGCCTTCTGTATAGCCAAGGTTGTCAGCCATTAGGCGATCCGGATGATGGCGGTAGCGGCAGCGGCAGCTGGGAAGACGATGGTAAAGTCACCAGCGGTGGAGGTCTTGTCGGAACCAAAATCCAGAACCGCCACAGCCGGGTTGGTCAGGGTACCGCCAGCGTTCGACAGGGCCGAAGGCGTCGTGTTGTAGATCAGCGCCCCGCGAGCCGTGATGGTCGCCGTCGAGAAGGTCAGGTCCGAGAAGTCTACGAAGCCAGTCGTTCCCGAGGTAACCGCACCGCCGAGATTGCTGAGCGTACCTCCGCCAGCCGTGTAGCCAGTGCCCGACACTTCGTTTGTCGCGCTGTAAGCCGTGGTCGTGGCGTCGAGGTTAGCGGACGAGGTGTAGAGGGCCAGCTTGAAAGTGTCGCCGCTGGTGACGCGGAAGTCGTGGACACCGAGCAGGACTTCAGCCTTGAAGCTCGTTGCCATTGCTTGGGTGATGGCCAAGATGGTCTCCTAGAGGTCTAGAATGAGAGTAAGGTCGGCGTGCCCGGCCTTGGTAAGCCTGTTAGCCAGCGTGACGTTGTGCGACCGCACGGCCTCTTGCATATAATACACGAGGACTTGGCGAATGCTATCCCGGAATGCTTCCGCTTGATCGCGGATAGCGGGGTGGGCAGAGCTGCCGACATGGATGATCTTGTCGAGAGCGCGCTCCGCGATTTCCTCTGGGGTAAACCCCCGCTCATGGGTAGTGAGCACGCTTACCGAGCCCACTGTACCGCTGATCGCGTCAAACATCGTTTTACCTCACGGGGTATCGGGTCTGAAGGGTCCGGTAGTTGTCCTGCCGGTTCTTGCCCTCGCCCAGCTGCTTCAGCATGGCCAGCGCTTCGTCGTATCGCTTCTGATACCCCGCGATGACATCCTGCTCACCCTTCATGAAGGTATACGCCTCCAACAGGGCTCCATAGAGCAGCACCGAGTCAAAGTTGGTTCCGAGCCACGACGTACCCGCCGTCACGATGGACGTAGGATAGTAGAAGTAGTGCAGCTCAAACTGGTAGGTCGCGTCTGGCGTCGGCCCAAGGATGAACGAATCCTTGTCGAAGAAGGCGTAGTAGATCGGCTTCGCTGTGGCGTTCGGGTTTGGATAGGACTCCCGAATGAAGCTTACGTCCTTGTTGAGCATGTACTCGTAGTTGCCGCTGGCGTCGATGACGGCCATGGAGAAGCTGGCCAGCCAGTCGGCGGGGACCGCTAGGTACTTATTGCCGGAGGTGCACTGCCCAGTGACGTTCTTCCGTAGGTCCAGCAGCTGTACCGTGTTGAAGATACGCTGCTCAGCCTGTTGGATGAAGGCGTTGATTTGCTCTGTGGACGTAAGCGTAACCGTCCCAGACCCCGCAGAATCGGTCCACGTAGTGCCGGGGAAGTCGTTCTCGACGTACCCCTTAATGGTCTCGAACAGCTGCGCGTAGTTCATGGCTTAGCCCATCGGCCCGCGAGCGCGAGTGCCCTTAGTGGCAGCGCCGGTCCCGCGAATCTTCACCCCACCGCCGCTCTTCAGCTTGGTCAGGGGTTTGCCCGGGTGCATACCGCGCTCGTGCTTGTGGATAGCGGACGCCGCCATCTTCTTGTCTTGCTTGAGGTCAGCCTTGTCCATGGTCAGCTTCCTGTAGTAACGGTGACGGAGCCCACTGCTCCTGTAGCTTTTAGCGTATCTGGAAGACTAGGCAACTCCAGAGGGTTATTTAGCCCGACAGGGTTCCAGCCCCACTGGATGATCCGACTTCCTTCGCCGGGGTTACCGTTGTCATTCAGCCCAGACTGGAAGTAGCTGTTGTCGGGCCGGGGATTACGGAGCGCCTGCGGGTCGTCCACTGGGTACATACCCAGTTGCAGTTGGGGGTGGTCGGGCTCCCAGCAGCTACGGCATACAAGGATGTTGACGTTCTTCGTCTTGATCGTGAGCTGCCGAAGCTCCTTAAGCTTGTAGCGGAAGCCGCACCTGTCGCACTGGGCAATCGCGCGTTTCCCGGTGGCGAACCTGTTGGGCATGGATCACCTAAACGCTACACGCGGGGCGATGCGGAGGGGGGCCTTCTCTCGGTCTTCGTCAGACGCGAGCTGCCAAGCCTCGTCGTACATCTGCTTGAGCATCATTGCGCGTTCCATGGCCCCCGGGATTTTCACCGACAGGTGGTACGCTAGCCCTGCCACCATAGCCGGAAGGAAACGGAACGGGATATCCTGTGTCGTGACGCCCGAGCCAGCCTCTTGAATGCGCCGAAGCCGCCAGTAGACGAAGGTGTAGTAGCTGGATTGGTCTGGCACAGGCCACACGGTAACCCGGGGGTAGGCGACACCAGAGGGCTCAGTGGCCCCCGACCGACGTTCGATCCAAACCTGAATTGGCCTTCCTTGGCCATTTTTGTTCGGGATCGTGGCGTAAGTGTCCACACTGATCCTATTGATGTTGATGTCCGTCTGGTTCTGGCCCGACTGGGTCCGGATGACGTGGTCGATGAGGTCCACGGTATCCAAGGGCAGGTTATACGTAGCGGTACCCGCCACAAGCGGGATCGACCCCTGCTCAATAGTCCAGAGGTTGACGCCCCGGTTTGCCCATTCGATGGACATCAGGTTCAGGCTACGGCGAGCCGTACGGAAGTCGTAACCCGTGCGCAGCTCAGCACCACACCTCTCGAACGCCTCCTCGATGAGGGCGTTCATGTCGAGGTCAAACGTCGCTGTACCGCTGGTGGTCACCGGAATCTCGCTGTCTTCTTGGCGATGCGCTTAGGCTGGGCCACGAATTGCTTGCCTTGGCGGGTGCCTTCACGCTTGGCCTTGGTTGTAGCAGCATACTCAGAAGATGTCAGCGATTGCCGCGCCTTCTTGGGTAGGTACCGTTCGCCCGTAGCCTTCTCCCCTTGGGTCGAAGGTTTGCCAGACTTGGTCCCCCAGTCCTCCTTGGTCCACTTGGAGAGCGACTTCTGGGCTTCGGTCTTGGGTCCGGAGTACCCGCCACCTGAGGACTTGTACTTCTGAGTAGCAAGCTGTGCCTTACGCGCTGACCATTGGCCGGGGTCTCCCCCTTTACCGCTGGCCTTCACGCTAGCAACGACGCGCTTCCACTTGCTCTCGTCGGTACGAGCCACTTACTTGCCCTTCTTGAACCCCTTGAGCATCGCAGCAAACTGGGCGCTCTTATCCGCCTTACCCGCCTTGCCCGGGGCCTTGGCCATCTTGGAGGCTTTGGCCTTCTTCATGGCCCCCATTCCCCGAGAGGGCATCACTTGCAGCCCTTCATCGTCTTGCCGCCCTTGGCCATCTTGACCATCTTCGCCTTGGTCTTGCCCTTGCGGGCGATGCCGTCAGCCTTACGCGCTTTCATAGCTGGGTCCTTTCGTTAGCTACGCTTGTTCATCTCTTCGACCTTATGCTCAAGGCGTTCAAAGGCCCTGTCAAACCGGTCTCCAAGCTTGTCTACCAGACTGTTCATCTCAGCCCGAGTAACGTGATCCCTCGCAACCTCTTCCCGGGTTTGGTTAAGGAGGTTGCTGATCCGATGGAGGTCATCGAACTTAGTCTTCATGAAAAACCCCAAGACCCCGACAAAGCCGGTAAGAATGGCGTCCCACAGCGTCTCAACGTTCATCTCAGCACTTCCACGACTTAAGGTACTCTTCCCACTCGGGGCTGTCATTGCTAGCGTAGATGTACTGCATAGCGAACTCTAGCAGCAGCGGGTCGTCTCTAAAATGCCCGAGGCCACGGTTACAGTGGTTGCACAGCATACCCCGAACCCGCCCCGTCTTGTGGTCGTGGTCCACCACGAGAGGCCCTCCAGAACCGCAAATGACGCACTCTTTTGTCGAGGCTTTAAGGTCCTTCAGGTCTTCGTCGCTGATTACGTCCCGAAACTTGCCGCGATTTATCTCGCTCCGGTACGTCGCCCGGCACGTGCGGCACCAGCTATCGAACCCCGACTTAGTTTTGTTGTGCGGGGGGAAGTGGACTCCGTCTAGCGGTTTGTCCTCCTTGCACCGAGTGCAGGCGGCCTTTAGCAGCTCCATGCTCGCCTCGCTTTATTAAGGCGGCTGTTCGGGTCCTTAGCAGCTTTGGGGAACATCTTGGCCTGACCGGCGGACCTAGCGCAAAAAGACTTCCGGCGAGCCGCGTCCTTTTCGGTCTTGGGGTTTGGGGCAGGCGGTTTCAGCCCCGGCTTGCCCGGATTCGCACGGTTGTAGGAAGCCCGCCCCTTGGCGTTCAGTCCGCCCTTGGGGTTCTTGCCTTCCTTACGTGTCCATGCGGGAGACTTGGCCATCACACGTACTTCTTCTTCGTGACCCTGCCGCCCTTGGCTTTGCCCATCGAGTCGCGAAACGCAGCGCCAAAGCGTTTACCCGCTGGGAGGTCCCGGTACTTGGGGTCTCCCTTGGCTAGGTAGTCCACGGCCTTACCGAGGCCGGTTTTTTGGCTTTCTTTGGAGCGAATGGCGTCGCTCTTAGCCATCATGTCCTTGTAGGCAGCCTGATTAGCCTGCCCAGACGCCGAGGGTTCTTTCTTGGGCGGGGCCGCAGCCTTCGGGGCCGCAGCTTTTGGAGCTGCAACTTCTTCCTTCAGCTTGGTAGTGTAGCTCTTGCCGTTCCACGTGAAGGTCTTGCCGCCGCCTTTGCGGGCAGCGCGGAAGGCTTCGGAGAAGCTGCCACCAGCGGCCATCTTCTTGACGCTGCCGCCCTTCTTCATGCCGGTAGCCCCTGTAGTTGTAGGGGGAGGAGGTGACGCTTCGCCGGGACGCCGACGCCTACGTTTTGCCGCCATAGCGGCGGGGGAGAGGATTTCGGGGCCGTGCTTCTCGACCATGGCGGCGGGGGAAAAAACCTCAAGGCCGTCTTTGGACTTCATGGCCATTGCCAGCGGAGAAAAAATCTCAAGGCCGAGCTTCTTTTTCTTCTCGGGGGCCGCAGCCGAAGAAGAAGTTGTGGTCTTGCCGCCTTCGGCGTAGCGGCGCTTCGTGATCTCGCCGCCCTTCTTGAACGGACGCGAGGTAGGCTCGTCCTTGACTGGGTCGTAGGTACGCTTCTTGGGTGGCGGGGTCTTAGCCTTCTTCTCGGTGTACGGCATGGCCGTGATCGCCCGGGACGACTCGTCCTTCATGGCGTCATAAGGGCGCTTCTTGGCGGGAGACTTGGCCATCAGGCGACGTCCTTCTTAGAGGGGACAAGCATCGGGTAGAGCATGTCCGTGCCAAAATTGCCGACGTACTCCTGCACACCCATGTGGCCAAGAGTGATGGTCGGGTCCACCCAGACCTCAAAGCCGTGCTCGCGAGCGCGGTCGCAGAAGAGGAAGTCCTCCCCGACGTAGCCCTCGTCTGTCAGCATGAAGTCAAAGATGCAGGGCACCGTGCGGTCACAGCGCGCATCGAAATAGCGCCACTCGGGGTGGGCTTCGTTCAGGGTCTCAAACACCTCGCGGCGTACCAGCATGAAGGCAGTCGCCACGCGTTTTGCGCGGA